ATGTATTACAAGAAAGAATAGATTACCTTCAAAACTCTAAGACTCTTTCTCTGGATGAAAAGAATTTCATTCAAAGATTTGCTTTGTCTCTAGAGAATGATGGGTTATCTGTAAACCAACAAACAGCGGTGATAGAAAACTTACGTATTAACTTTGAGCGATTTGCTAGAGATAAGAAGCCGTGGGAAAACTATGCAGCAGTAACAAGAGCAGAAATGGCTAACTCCGTAGTTAACACTTCCCGTATTCTAGATAGAAGATCTCGTGCTAGGTCTCAACAGTTCCAATTTGGAGCAGGAAATGAATCTACGGTTCAGATATTAGGTGTTCACACTAAGTTTGATGATATCGCAGCTAGGACTCTTGAAAATCAAAGGTATGTTAAAAGCTGGGCAGATACAACAGGTCTACAATTGGCTCGAAGGTCTTTATTGACTGGAAGATCTCCGCTTAGAAATTATTTCCCTACTATACCTTCTTTTCTTCCTAAAATGCCTAAAGTTCGTGAGCTTATTTATAAACAAATAGAAAAGCTTCCGGGAGGCAAGATGCTATCCCGTCAACTACAAGGTAAGCCTAATGATAGCCTTCTTACTGAATTTTTAAGAGCAGGTAACGAAAAGATTAGGCAGATACTAGACCTTGAATTTTTGTATGCAAAGAAAAGAGAAGTTTACGATAAAGCTAGCATACTTCCTTCTTTCTTAAAAACAAGAGAAAGAGAATTATCTAAAATTATGAAATCAGTAGCTACTGGTAAATCTACAGATTACGATACTTTATCTATCAATATAGGTAAGCAACTATATGAAAATAGTAAGAATGATTTTGATGTATTTTTCCCCAAGCCAAGCTTACAAGCCTTTCATAGAGCTGGCTCAAAGATCCTCGATGGATTGAAAGATCAAGGAAAAATTAAAGTATCACTAAGAGGCACTACAAGACGAGGCGTATTAGACCTTGACAGTGGTCGCCCCGAGACTGGTTCTTTTAAAGACACTATTTCCCGTGAAGTAACTATAGTTGAACCTTCAATGCTTGCATTACAAAGAGCTAGCAGAGAGCTTGTGTACTCAAGACGTATTGGTATTGTTAACCAGAGAGACCGACTTTATGTAAAGGCTGGTCAAAAAGAATATGTAGATGCCCGTGGCAACCCTACAGGTGAGTCCGTTATCACCCGAAAAGCTGGTGCCAATTACGATACAGACTTAGTAGACAGAGATTTCTCTAATATGCTCAATCATGCAATGGATGCTGAGTGGGAAGTAGATAATGACTTTGCTTCTTTCTTTGATGACCTATTACACTTCAGAGACCCTAGAGGTAATGTTGCTAAATACGATGAACTTAACGGTTTCCGTAAAATCATATTAACTCGTGGGGATCAAGGCTCTGGCTTAATGCAAACAGTGAAATGGCATTTGCAAAGAGGAAAGTCATTTAGAAACCCTGTTCAAATTGATGGTTGAGGTCGAGTTTACACCACGGGTTATTTACACCCAGCAGGTGGTGAGCTGATACGTCCTTTCTTAAACACTGCTCGAAAGGTCAACTTTGATGATGACATTCTTTTCGAGCTAATGACTCAACTTGGTGCTATGACTGGCCCATCACAAAGTGTACTAACTAATGCTGGAAGGATAGCTTCCTTTCAGGCAAGAGAAAAGCAATTTAGAGAACTTGGCGAGCTTATGCTGTCTAAGACTCAAAGGCCTAGACGACTCCGTGAGTTCCTAGAACATCCTTTGATGATAGCAACAGATGCTGATCACGTTCCGAAGGTTGCCCGATTCGCATTAGAGTACACGCGTGTATACAACCATGTCAACGGAGACTTTTCCAACAAGAAATTACTTAGAACTTTTCAAAGTCAGTTAACTAGTGAAAATGATGCTTCGGCTTCTGGTGCTCAGTTAATTGCTATTTCAACTAGGAATAAGAAATTAGGTGAAGCTTCGAATGTTACTTACACTGACCAAAAGAATAGACTATATGATACAGTAGCAGAGGCTACTATGTCAGATCCTGAGTTTAGAAAGCTTGCAGTTGCTCAAGACTTATCATTTGATGATATGGCGAAGGCAGCAAAAGGGCAGTCTATGGTTGCATTCTATGGTGCAGGAAGATCAACGCAGGGCGGCGCAATTGAAGCTAAGCTGGCTAAGATCCTAGACAAGAAGGAATACACTGTTCTTTCAAAATCCGAGATCTCTAACGTAAATAAGATTTTAGATTCAAAAATAAAACTAGCGGTAGACTCAGACAGTATTGCTGTAGCTACTGCACTAAGAGAATTGAAGGGTGAGATAAAAGATATTGTAGACAATGGTGCCCCTATAGGGAATAAAATCATTACTCAAGCTCGGGACTCACACCCTGACGTAGAAGAATTTGTTAACAAGCTAACTAACGTTCGTCAAGGTCTAATTGGGCCTAGACAGTTTCAAGAAATTGCAAGGATTATGAGTAAGCACTTGGCAGAGATTGCGCCAATTACTGAAGATTTTGTAGACTTCTGGAAGGACGTTGCGAAGATTTACATCACTGAGTCAGGCAAGGTAGACATACCTTGGGTCACAGTAGATGGTAAACTCTTGTACCAAAGATACCGCCCGACTGTTCAAGAGCGGATTGAGTTTAGAGACCCTGTCACTGGCAGGCGAATAAGCAATATCTACGAAGACACAGTAACGGATGGTTCCTTGTTAGGCAAATCTTCTATCATTGATGCCCGGTCTGGTTTGGGTGTTAATGGTAACCACATGAATGATGCCACACTTGTGCGGCAGTTTCATCTGTGGGGTAGGAGAAATAATATACCTACCGGTACGATTCACGATGCGTTTTTCACCAACATAGGTGATAGCCTTCGTGCTAAAACCGCTCTAAGACAGATCTATGCTGATGCGGTTGAGGGCGATACAATGCTTAAGACCCTTAAGGCAATGCGGGACGCCGGAATGTCTGAAGAATCATATAGAGCAATATTGAAGAGAGGAACCGAGGCGGGTCTATTAAACCCAAAAGACCCTCTTACCTCAAAAGATGTATTAGAAAAAATCCCTGCCGGTTCAGATTGGTATGGAATTGGGCCGTGAGGCTTTCTAATAAAACTAAACACAGGTGTGCAAGGCTGTGCCTACACCCTGACTATAATAAACTTAATGAGTCTGTGACTCAGGAGAAATACTATGTCCGAAGCTAATAATATCGATAATACACCAGTAACAGAAACCCCTCAAGCAACTTCTGATGAGTTGAGCCGTATGGTTCAAGCTCGTGTTGAAGAAGAACTAGCTCAGATTAAAGGCAAGCTCAATGACGCTTACGCTTCTAGAGATGATGCCGTTAAGAAAGCTGTAATGTTTGAAGAAGAAAAGAAGGCGGCTCAAATTGCTCGTCTAGAAGAAGAAGGTAAGCACAAAGAAGCAGGCGATATTCGTCTAGCTGAACTTATGGCTAAACTGGAATCTCGTGACAAGCAAGTAACTGAACTTACTCGTGATAACGTCGTACGTGATGCACTAAAGAGTATGGATTTCCGTAATGACACTGCTGCAGAATTCGCTTACCGCGATGTAGTTGCGCAGCTGGTTCAAGACGAAAACGGTCAGTGGGTTCACCGAACTGGAACTGCAATTAAAGACTTTATCGATACATTTAAGAAGGACGAAGAAAAATCATTCCTATTCAAAGCAAAACAATCATCAGGCGCAGGGCATCAAGTCGCTTCAGCACCTAATGGTAGCTTTGATAAGAGTAAATCATTGTCAGAAATGTCAATGGAAGACATCCTCGCAGCTGCGGCTGCAGGTCACCTAGATGGTGGTAAAGATTGGCGTTAAGCTAATAAACTAAACTCATTTAACTTTTTATAAAGGAGCCATAAAATGGCTATTTCATCTGCTGCATTTGGTACACTAAACAAAGCTATCTCAGCTTACACTGACGAAGCTTACACTCGCGCTAAGAAACTCGTTTCTACCGCTATCATGGGCACTGACGCTTCTATCAACGCTAACGGCGAAGATTTTATCGGTCAGGTTCGTTTCTACAAGCCTCTCGGCGCTTACGCTGTCGGCGGTGCTAATGCAAATCCAGACGTTGCTGGTGCAGCTGCTACTACTGTTAACGTTGCTTCTCAAGACGAGAACTACGGCGCAACTACTAACATCAGCACTGATGTTCAAACTTACATCAAGACTGTCCGTACTCACGGTGCTAACGAGTACTTGGTTCAAGAAGTAATTTCTAAGCAAGACGGCCTTGCTAAGATCGCTCGTGATTTCTCTGAAACTCGTGCTGAAGACGAAGATCAAGCTCTTCGCGCTGTTATTTCTGGCGTTCGTGGTGCTGAGATTGTTACTGCTGATGCTATCGGTGGTTTTGCTGCAGCTACTTCTAAGTACGAAGACTACTGGGCTGGTAACGCTGTAGACGCTGATCCCACTAAAGGTTTTGGCTATGTTGCAGTTAAAGCTCTAGACAGCTCATTGGTTGGTACTGGTACTAACATCGATACTTTGGTTGACAACAGCACTGCTGGCTTGACTCCAGGTAACCGTGTACGTCACCTGATCAAAGCAATGGGCGCTTGGGCTGACTACGTTCCAGATTTCGTATACCTCGTTGTAGGTCCTGAGACTTACTTAGACATTAAAGTAGCTAACATCGTTGATGACGAGCGTGTTACTGATGGTAACGTTGCTTTTGAAACTATCTTAAGCGGACAAATCCGTTTGGTTGTTTCACGTGCTTACTCAGCTGGCGTTGCTGGTACTTTTGAATCTATCTCTGGTGTTACTGCTGCTACTGTTAAGACTTCTTACATGATGCTTCCTGGTACTATGTACATGGCTGACGTTGCTGTTCCTAACCCTGTTGCTATCGATCGCAATGAAAGTGTTGGTAGCGGTTCTGGCCGTACTACTGCTTGGTACCGTTGGGGCTATGTTATGCACCCACGCGGCTACACTTTCGCTGGTGCTCAAGCTGCTTTCGCTACTAACGCTGTACTTGGTGCTGCTGCTTCTTGGACTCGTAAGTCTGATATCCTGAACTTGGGCATCCTTCCTATCTTCCACAAATAAGGTAAAGTAACATGGCACTCGTAAAAGGCGTTAATTCTTACGTACTATTAGCAGAGGCCAACGATTACTTTGACAATAGGTTAGACGCTGATATTTGGTTTACAACCGATAGTCCTGATCTCGCTCTGGTGACTGCAACTCAGTTGCTAGAGGGAGAAAGCTGGACGGGAATGTCTTATGCTGCTACTAATAACTTGGCTTGGCCGAGAAATGGTAGCTTTAAAGATACTCCACGAAACAGATCGGTAGCTTTCACAGGTACTTATGCGTTTCCTAACTCGAAAGAGAAAGAAACACTAGTGCCCCGTGAGATTGCGTTAATTCGCAAAGCCACTTATGAGCTTGCTTTACACCTGTTAAACAACAAAGGTCTCTTGAATAAAGGGGCTTCTGTTAAAGGTTTGAAGGCTGGTTCTATTGCGTTAGATTCTATAATCGAAGCATCAACTATTCCCCGTATTATCCGTGATGGATTTGCAGACCTTATAGATGGAGGCAGAAAGTCGTCATCTTGGGAGGGCTGGTAATGTCATTAGTCAATACCATTAACTCTGCTGTAGATATTGCTTTTTCTACACTGGGAGACTTAGTAACAACTGCTACTTTGTCAAATGCCAGTAATGAAAGTTATGCCTTTCCTGTTTTAGATCCCTTTGGGAACCCTACAACAGAAGGCGCAGTATCAACTACAACAGTGTCCTCAACTGTACAAGTCATCATAGAAAGTAGTGGAAAAGTAAAAAGTCCAGAAGGGCTAGATATTATCCAAACCCAAATGCTCATTAGATCTGATGAGATACCTAACCCTAGTGTTTATAGTAGCGTCACAGTTGGTACTAAAGTTTATACAATAGTATCATATACTGCTGATGTTGCACTCACAACCCTCTTTGTAACGGAGTTATAAAATGGCTGAGAATAAATACAAAAGAGTTAGATTAGATATTGAATCCGTATTTAGTAGTGCAGCGTGGAAAGCAGAAAGCATTCCTGCCTACCCTGCTAACTACGAAGGTGATTCCAAGTCTAAAACATTTGTTAAACTAGAGATACTTCCCTCAAGTCAAGTAGAATTCTACGGAAACTTTGATGGTGTCTCTGGACAAGTGATCATTCAGATTTATGTTCCCGCAGGTATGGGTATGATTGCTTTAATGGACAATGCTGATACTCTCGATACTTATTTTAAAAGTAAAACCTTTGCCAATGGCACTAGTACTGATTCCAGTACTTTAAACATAATAGGAAAAGACTCTGCTAATCCCGCATTATTTCGTGGGGACTACACAGTCAACTTTACCTTATTTACTTAATTTTTTTATAAACATCAACCATTTTTGGAGAAATAAAATGGCACATTTAACTAAAATCTCAGCTGGTAAGTTCAGCTCACTCGATTACGTTCCAGCAAGCACTGGCGTAACCGCTGCTTCTACTTTAGCAGCTATCACTGATCAATTCGTCTCTGCTGCTAACCAAGCTTTAGTGACTGACTCTGATGACGGAACCCCTGTTACAGAAGCACTAGTATCC